TAATGAAGACTTATTTTGTAGAACTTCAATTAGATGAGAAATGGTATAAAGCCGTTATGGACTTCATAGACGTAGATGTATATGAAGATGAGATCTGTCTTGTTAATAAAGTGGAGGTATTGTAATGTCTTTGTATGTTCAAACTAATACATATCTAGATAATCTAAAGAGGGAATTTCCTGATCATGCCCCGCTGGTCCTATTGTACATGTGGGACATCATTCGTGATGTCTTTAATGATCTTGATTCTGGCCAAGCAACCTACTCTGGATTAATCCCCGTTCCTGGAACCACATTAGAAGATGTGTGGGATAAGTTTATGAAAGATACTTGGGGCGGATTTGACGTAGACGAAGGCAATGTAGTAGACTGGCTGTCCTATAATGACTTGATCCAAGAGTATGAAGAGGAGGAAGAGTAATGGCCAAGGTAGACGAAGCAGCACACAAGAAGATCTCCGCCATCTTAGGCGACACAAGGGTATCACCTGCAGTGTTGGCCCGACATATGCTTAATGAGTACAGGTATGTCAATGAATCCTTTATGCAATACTTCATTAACTATATTATCTTAATGGCTAACGAGACACACGTGCCATTGCATCTGGCCGAAGTGCACAAAGATGCAAAGCTTTTATACAGTTCCCTGCAGGAGTTGGGCCTAACGGGAACCATTGGCAGAGGACCATTTGACACAAATGAGTTCTTGGCTGTATAATATATAAAAAGGGCGATCAGGCTATTCAGCCGAGTCCACATATCAGACCCGTGGGTGGTGACCCCACGGGTCTTTTCTTTTTTCATACTTCCGCATAAAGCTTTAAAATAAACATTACGAAGGGCGGGAATTTTCGCTGGACTTTTTTTATCAGACATTACGAATACATATAAATTTCACTGGGATATATATAGACATTACGAAGGCATATAAAATTTGCCTGGACTTTGTGTATTTCGATCTTATAAATGTATAAAATATTAATTATAAATAAAATATGATCAAAATCACACGATATTGTCTCAAAATATGGACAATATGTATACATTTACATCAAAATTGTCTAAAATATGACCATATTTGACCATATATTTATGTGATTTATATCACATGTGGTCATATTGACATTACGATGGGCATTATGGTATGCTCTATTACATGTTTCACGTGAAACAATATTTGAGTATGATAATTTAAATATATCTACTGAATTTATTCTCCACAATACTCCACTTTACTCCACTTTATGATATAAAAATGGCGGGACTATTGGCAATCTGTGCAATAATTTTCAGCCCTAATGTGCTCTAGGGCACGATATATGGCTGTACCACAATGAGCACAACGTATCTCTATAAGGTCTGATTTAGCTAGATTGATCTTAAATGTGTGTGTATAGTATATCTTGGTTATATACCATAGTATAAGTAGTTCTGCTAGTATCATTTATTTCCCGCCTTTCTTTAAATTACATATTGCATGTGTTGGCCTTACATTAGCCAGAGTATCGTCTCCGAGAAGCTTTATAGGCTTAAGATGGTCTATATGTAAGCCATACTCCCAGTTTCCATATCCAACTCTTCTGGAGGCATTTAGATCTATCTCTAGATTACATTTATTACATGTAGTACCATATGTTTGTAGTACCTCTGTTTCTGTATACTTTTCGTGCATCCCGCCCATTTTTAGGGCTCTACGTTTGCGAGATTTCTTTGCTTCATTTTCCCTACCTTTGGTGGTATTACGATAGCGTCTAGATTTCTCTGCATCGGCTCCTTTATGGCGTTCTCGCCATAATCTTGAGCGTTCTGTTGAAGTTAAGGCCAATTAGATATCCCAATCTTCTTTGTCTATATCCTCTGTCATATCCCACTCATACATGGTTCCCCATCTTATGTGTGGTTTTAAAAACATATGGGAGATCCTACCGCATATATTGCCTATGGCATTTAGGATCGGGTTATCCGATCCTTTGTGTTTCTTCCATTTTTCGCTCATTTTTCCACCAAATCGTTTATATGTTGTGCAACTTTACGTGCTAAATTATTGTTTAGATGACAATTATCATTTGTCTCTTTTTCGGTTAATCTGTCTGTTTTAATTATTTCAGAAATTTTAACTATCTCTATATCTTTTCTTGATAAAGCATTGTAAAATTTTTCTTGTTGCTCAAGCCTTTTTTCAATAGAATATCCTGCTGCACCATTTGCTTCTTTTATTGATTGTGGCACAGGCTCAATAAAAATTATTCTATTGTTTAGAAATTTATTTTTAGTTTTTTTAACATAAATATCAACAACTTCTTCAGCATTATCATATTTTGGAAGATAGTTCCTTATATCATTTTCTCCAAAATTAACAACTATTATCTTATTTGTTGTATCTGGTATATCAAGATTGTCATAATTTAGAGTATATGCTGTTCTTCCAGGTTCATCCACTTGAATGTCTGGACAAATCTGATTATTATTTTTTTCATGATATATCTGATAAACAGCATCACAGAGTGTTTGAGCATGTGAATCGCCAATTATGATTTTATTCATTATCAATATTAACTAAATTCTTTAAATATATGAACTACTTCTCCAGGCTCAGGTTGATTTACTTCTCCGTACATCATATTAAAGATAGTATTATATCTAAACTTATCTGAATCTACGGTACCATGCCTATATTTAGCATCATCACCTACATGCATAATCATAGTGCCTGGAACTGGTTTAAACTTAATTCCAAGGTGAACATAGTCTATCTCCCCGCCCTCAAAATCGTCATTTAAATAAATAACACCACCCCATTTTACATTGTTAGGAATTCTTAATTCTCCATTACCTCTTCCTACATACTTGGGTGATGGATCTCCATCCCAATGTGGTGCCATTCCGTTTCCATTGATATCTTGACCTCTTCTTCTAACCCATATTACAGTTTGAGCATTAAAGTTTGGCCAATTTGATTTATTTTCGCCAAAGCTTGGCCATTTCATAAAATTATCGTAAATAGATTGAATTTCTTTTTTAACTTCTTCATCTTTTACAACCATTATGTTCTCAAAGTTATGTCCATGTTCTTGATAAAACCAAGTAGTTTCATTTTTAACTTCTTCCATGACTTTTTCAACAATATGTGGTGGATAAAAGTTTGGTATGTAAAATATACCCTCTTCTATAAATTTTGCCCCTTGACTTAAAAGCCATTCTTTATCTCTTTTATCCATTTTTTCTCCTTTTATTCTATTATTCTAAATTTATTACTATTTCCAACTGGTCTGTAAACTTGTTCGCCATCTTCTGGCAAATTTTCATCGCCGTAAGCCATGTTAAATATTAAATTATATCTAACTGCGTCTGCATCAAATGTTCCGTGTCTATATTTTGCAGAGTCTCCAATATGCATAATCATGGTTCCTGGAACTGGCTTAAATGTTATATCAATTTCATTATAATGTATTTCTCCACCATTAAAGTTATCATTTAAATAGATAACCCCGCCCCATTTTACTCTATTAATAATTTGAATTTGACCATCGCCTTTACCGACGTATTTTGGTGCTGGATCGCCGTCCCAATGAGGTTCTAGTGCATTTCCTTCGTTGCCAGGCCCTTTAGGCATGTTTGGGCCTTTACGGCAAACCCAAGGCACTTGTTGAGTTTGCATCCTAATCTCGCCACCGCCAAATTTAAATGGCTTTAAATTAGAATAATTTTCTCCAAAGCTTGGCCATTTAGAAAATTTATCATAGATTTCATTCATTTTATTAACTGTTTCTTGATTTTGTAACACTTTAATATTTACAAAACGATTTCCATTTTCTTCATGAACCCAAGTAGTTTCGGATTCAGCTTCTTCTAAAACTTTTGATACAAGATCTGGTGGGAAAAAATTAGAAATATAGAAGATACCCTCTTCTATAAATTTTGCCCCGTATTCGCTTATAAGCCAATCTTTGTCTACTTGATTCATTATTTCCCCCATGCTATATACTACAATTATACCATCAAAAGGCTAAATTTAATCCGATGCATGCTTGGATAAATGCTTAAAGCAGACTGCAATTTCTATGCCATCAATCCAGTCCGTGTAGGCCCCTGGTCTATAGCAATATTCACATTTAAACTCTTTTATTTTCTTGCTTACAATATTCACAAATTATCCTCTGATCCTGTATTACCCACTTGTGCTTACAATCTTTATTACTCAAAACTTACCTGTGTTTCCCATATAGAAGGTGACATGAACCCTGTGTGAATGCCCGCCCTTAACTCTGAATTCTGTAATTTTAGCATCTCTAATTGATTCTGCAAAATTTTATTTTGTTTATCTAATGAAGATACTTGAGTGCTATTTCTAGCATACATTAATGCTCTTTTATAGTCATGTATTGAATCTTTATACTGCTTAACTGCTTCTTCATAGTGATGTATTGTATATATTAATCCAATAGTGTATATTCCCATTACCACTAATGTAATCATTTCCCGCTCCAGTTCCATTGATCAAAAAGGTCATCAAATGTATATAAAGGATTTTCTATATATATGACCTCATCTATTATTTTGGCATTTAATGCTACCTTAATCATTATATCAGATGAGCTGTTAGGTATAGGCATAGATGAGAAATAAACTTTATAGTGTGCGTCTGGTTTAAATGCCTTGATCAAGGCTCCATTGGCTATAGCCTTTTTTACACTATCTGTTCTTTTGGCTCCTGGCCTCTTCTTATCCCCGTCATTACCGCCTTTTGCTTCAATATAATGGCCATCTGCAAAAAAATCAACTTCTACACCTGCTTCTGGGATAAAAACATTCTTTTGAATAAAAACGTATCCATCATCCATCAATTTGGACATTACAACTTCTTCAAAATGATCGCCAGACTTTTTTGATTCAGATTGAAATAATGTCATTCTGGGTTATATCCTGGTCCTTTATATGGGCCAAATATGGATTTAATTGCCATTTCAAAATCTTCATCAGTTATAAATTGATTTGGAAAATTAATTATATTATCCTCTTTTTTGCTCATTTATTCCCAAAGCCCGCCATTACCAATACCAGTTGATCCAAATCCACCATTTCCACGTTCTGTTACGCCCAATTCATCTACCTCTGTAAATATGGCATATTCAATCTTTTGGAAAACCATTTGAGCAATACGATCATCCTTTAAAATTTGATAATCTCTATCAGTATGATTAGCTAAGATGACTTTAATCTCGCCTGTGTAACCCGCATCAATAGTTCCTGGAGCATTTAGCACTGTAATACCGTATTTTGCAGCCAATCCAGAGCGTGGATTTATGTATCCTACATATCCTTGTGGGATCTCCATGCAAATGCCTGTAGGCACCGTTCCAACGCTATCTTTAGGCAGTAAAAAATCTTCTGCAGAATATAAATCTGCCCCCGCATCAGATTCATGAGAATATGTTGGCATTCTTGATTCTTGACTAAGTTTTTTTATTTTAATTTGCATTAATTGATTCCTTTTTTTGCCTCATTGTTCGCTTTGCATTGCGAGAAACTAATCTATCAATAATTAATTTAGCTTGTTTCCTATTTCTTGCAGAGTCAATCAACTTACTCATATCAAGATTTTCTCCAGCATAAACAATGTGCTCAAGCCACTGCACTTTCTTATTTACTTCATCATTCATTCGTCTTTTTCTACGTGATACGTAATCTGCTCTTTTAATATTGTGTAAAGAAATCTTATTGTTATTCTTCTTCATCTAAATCTCCAATTTTTTTAATTAATAAATCTTTGTAATACTTTGCTTCTTGTTCAGAAATTTTCCATAAACAAAAAAATGTTATACTTGCTGGAACAAATAGCCATACTATACCATTAATTATTTGCATTTACTGGTTTTACTTTCTTACCATTTTTGTAAATAGAATGAACTGTACCGTTAGCAGGTATAATATTTAATGCTTTATGAGCATCTGATTCAGCAGACTCTAAACTATCACTACATCCTTGAACTTGATACTTGCCAGCTAAAATATACCAGTACTGTTTTCCTTTATTTTCCTCAAAAATAATCGTGCTATATTCCAAATTACTTACTCTTCTTCTTTTTATTTCTTGCTGACCATGCTGCCTTTTGAGCACGTTCAATTCTACCATATTCGGGATTTGGTGGACATTCATTGCACCAATGACCAGCTATTGATTCTCCACGCTTGTAAGCACATAAAGAATACATTATTTAAAGTTCCTAATATATTCTGCTGCTTCATGCCATTCTTGACTTTTTAGCTCTTCAACAATTTTTGCCTTTAAAGCCCTAATTGCTTTATGTGTACCATTACAGTTCTTATCTGGATCTGTTGTATATCCGCAACTACATGTTCCCATTATTTCTCCTTGTTTTCTTTTATCCAAGCATCTCCCGCAAATTCTTCATAACAGTCAATGCATATTTTTTGTTCACCAAATGGCATATAACGTTTTCTAAGGCTTTTACAATATGGGCATCTATTGTATGCTCCCATTTTTTTCCTCTTTCTCCCATCGCAATTTTCCATCTTTATATACAGGCCAATAACCTAATGAACGCCAATCCATACGCATGATTTTAGGCTCAGTCATTAGTATCCACCTAAACAATTAATAGATTTAGTATGTCTTGTATATTGCATTAAATACTCTGATTTAGTTGGAGCATAAAATTCTTTGTAACATGCCCCACAATTACCTGACCATTCTTCTTCAAAGAAATCATAAGTCATAGGTTTGATGCGTGGATTTGTTGTTACTGGCGATGCCTTTTTTTGTTTCCGTATTTTTTCTCTACGTCTTGTTTGCATTTTTCTACAATCGCTTTCGTTAGTAGTTCAATACGACGGGAGGACTCAAGCACACGTATATCATCCCAGTCCATAGGGTCTTCTTGTTGGTTCATATTGTATTATATCAATTAGTGTTGTGTTTTGTCAATAGGAAATTCTTCATCAAATTCACGTTCATTAATCATACTAAAATATACTTTCTTAAATCCATGTATGGAATAACAGTTGTATCAACCCAGTAATCTTCATCTGGGTATCTTTGAACAAGAAAATAGCCCAGACCGTAAAGAATTTCTCTCTGTGCATCTCTTATGGCAGCATTTTTATGATCAATTATTTCATCATGCTCAAAAGTTATTACCGTAAATCTATAAGTATTTAAAGGTAAAGCAATTAAACCCAGTAAACTGCTTGCTGGGTTGCCTTGGGGTCTACCAAATTTATCATAGCTTTCATCAACATCAATTTGTAAATAATCTATTTGTTTGGGAAAATTATTTTCTTCAAAATAAGATTTGTAATCAAACTTTAATGCATCTCCAAGTATGCATGGGTTTTTTCTATTTTCTGAAACTTCTTTATGAAATTCTGGAACAATTTCAAAGCTTACACCTTTCCAGTCAAATTCTGTTTCTAAAAGGTAGGTATTGCTTCCTCTTGTTGAATGACTTGCACCAAGTTCAACATAGTAACCGTTTCTTTTTTCTTCTAAAACATTTAAAATAAATGTTTCTTGAATTGTAGTATCATAAGTTTTTTTCCAATTATTAAATTGAGCCAAGTTTTTCTCCATCTATTATTTTTTTTACAAAATCATGAATTAATTCTGTTTTATTATCTTGATTATGAGTGCTTATAAGTATATCAGTTACGCCTAAATCTTGCAAAGATTTGATTTTATCAAAAACGTTTTGCTCATCTCCCCAAATTGTCCAATTTGATTCCCATTTGTTTGGTAAATTATCAATAAACAAATCTGCTTCTTCTTGAGTTGTTCTTATAACAACTGCACAGCTTATCATAAGTCTTTTAAAGTTTTTATATTTTTCTGGATATTGAAAGTAATGATGTAACATTGCTATTGGAAAGTCTCCATATTTTCTAGCATTATCTAAAGTATTGTCTGAAATTCCAGCAATTGCCAATTCTGGTAATTTAGTCATTATTTTAATTTTTTTAAACTTTTCTAACCACCTGCCAGCGTATTCTGTTCTTTTTTCTGGCGTTGATATATCTATATCTATCATATCTTCTACACTTGTTTCGTGTTTTAATATGTCTCCAGCAACTATGTTAAAAAGCAATCTATTTGGAGCATATTCATTAAAAGCTTCTACCATCATAGCAGCAAGTTCTGGGCTGATGCTGTATGGCCTTAAAGCTATCATATACTTTACTTTATGCTTTAAATTTAATGAAAATGCAGACTTTATCCATTTATCAGAAAATGCTGAATCATAAACAGTTAAAAAAGACTCATATCCAACTTCATCAAGTTTTGACATTAAATTTTTTAAATCTTGGACACTTGGAGAGCTTCTGTCCATCCAATGTATTTTCATGCCTATTCCTTTGAAAAAAATGGCTTAGATTTTTGCATTGGATCTAAAGATCCTCCTAGCGGTACAACGTATCTGTGATATTGACCAGAATCAAACTCTTTTTTAATTCTTTCTTTTTCCATTTCTTCCCAAACTTCTTTTCCATATTTATTTTGATTTTCAAACCATTCTGGAGATCCTGGATAATCTTCAAACCACCAAGTGCGTATAATGTATCTTTCGCCTCTTGTAACAGCTTTAACGCCATGAAAATAAGGTGCTCCTGAAGGAAAAACTATTGCATCCCCAGCTTTTGGCTTATACTCTATAACTTTGCCAGTTGACTCATCCAAAAATGAAATCTCTCCACCATCAAAATCATCACTTAAATAAATAGTGCAAGTTATTGCAAATTTGTTGCCTGGAGAATCTTTATCAAATTCATGAGTGTCTGTATGGTATTCAAGTGCAAGATGATCTGGACTTTCTGAAACCCAATATTTACAAACTGATAAACCGCTGTGTTGCCATTTTGGTAAATCTATTTTGTTTTCTTCAATAAAATCTTTAGTAGTTTGAAAAAAAACATCTGCAATTTTATGCATAAATTTTTTTTGTTTTAATGCATGAGGAATATGATCAAATTCATTTGAAAGAACATTATGTTCATCTGGCATCAAAGCACTCATAATTGAACCTAGTTTGTACCAAGGTCCCCACTCATTAAAGTAGTACTTACCACCAACTTCGTGTTCTGATTCTTTTAAAAATTCAACAAACTCTTTATATTCTGGAACCATGTCATGATAAACAGCGACCTTAGAGTACAAAATTTCTTTATTCATTTTTGTCTTTTATCCTCTTCCATTTTCCATATAAATTAGGTTTTTCTGAACCAATGTATTCTTGACCAGTTTCCATATCAATAAGTTTCCATTTTTCTGGAGCTTTTGTATGAATAGTAAGATCAATTGCTTTTTCATATTCTTCAACTTCCGTTCCATCGAGCAGTTTTCTGGTCATAATATATACTCCTGTGGTAATATATCAAACATAAAATGAATTCTATTAGTACTTCCATTGTTTTCTACTGAATGAATTAGGCTGTTGTTTATCTCCCAACATTCGCCTTCTCTCATTTGTTTAAATTCATCTCCGACATAAAATTTTACACTATCATTAGTTATAATAGGAATATGATGCCTTCTTACCAAACCTAAATAATCACCTTTATCTGTATGGCCATGGACGTCTTTAGTGGGTGGAAGATTAATAAGCAAAGCTTTTCCTACTTTTCCATTGTGTATTAATTCTAAAGTTTTTATAATAGGCTCAAGCTCCAAAATTAACTTTTCATTATTGGAAATTAAAGATAATTGGTAAGGATCTCCTTTAGCCCAATAATGCGGATGACCATAAATATGATAGGACATTGTGTTTTCATGTACAGAATAGTCTTCTTGTCTAAAGGTGTCAATTGACCATTCATCAACAAACTTTAAAATTATTTCTTTAATTGAGCTTATATCAAATTTACCATGAAATTTAAATTTAAAATTTTCATTTAATTTGTTAAAGTTAGAATTTAAATTGATAATCTCTTCTTGATTCAAAATATTATTCCCTACCCCATTTAATTTTATTCCATACACGTTCATGGTAGTAATAAAGAATAATTTTAACAATCAACTCTATTCCCGATGCAGCAAGAGCCAATTTTCCATTATGTGTTAGTTCATAAATAATTACAAAAGAAATTAAATTTCCAAAAAATCTCCAACTAATTGCTTTTGCTAAAGATCTTGCGTGTGACACCCACATAATTGGTTCTCTTTCTGACATATCAAACATCATTCTTTCTTCTGCATCGGCTATTCCTTCACCAGTTTTTTCTAATTGTTTAAATACCCATTTGCTTGCGTTTTTCAGTTGCTGAAATAGCTTCAATATCTGCTCCTAACGACACTTGTTCAACCTTATATCCTACGTCACGCCCATATACAATATTTGTTATGTTAGGCATCCTAACCACCATTGCATCTTTCATAAAATCATCTTGTGCAATATAACACTTAACTTGATCAAATGTTAACGGATCTTTGGGACTGGTATTATAAGTGTTCCTGACGCCAAGCATTATTTGATCTGTACGTTTTCCCGCCTCTTCATATAGGGCATGGTGACCTTCGTGCCAAGGCTGATAACGACCAAGCATAAGTGTTGTTGGTGCTGACCAATCATGAAGATTAAATTGTTCTATAATTAAAGTTGATTTATCATAAGCATTATAATCATGATTTACAAATATATGGTCATAATTATCTGGTTGCTGGAACATTCTGTTAGTGTCTTCAAAGCGTCCCTCATCAATTGTATTCATCCAAATTAATAAATCTGGCTTACCAAAAGCTTCTCTGGTAGATTCTGTTGGACAAATAAAGTCTACAACAACATTAAGACCTTGCCCAGAAAGCATTTTTGCCATTTCTCCCATGCGACGTGAGTGCTCAATGCGATCTTCAATAGTAAATCCAAGATCTGAGTTTATGGTTGAACGCACATAATCTGCATTTAAATGAACTGCATTAATTCTATCTGAAAGTGCGGTAGCAAGGGTAGTCTTACCACTTCCTGGAAGCCCTATAATTTGTATAATCAAGTTAATTTTTCCTTAACATATCGGTAAAGATCTACATCTAGACTATTATTGTATCGTATTTTTTCAATTTCGTCAACTGTTAGCATATCTTTAATTAAATCTGTATCATACAGAACACCTTTATAGCCTACTTGACCAGTTCTTAATTTATTTTTTGTTGGTTCTTCAAAATCTATACCATAATTATCTTTAAACCATTTATGAACTTTTAACTGAAATGGCAAAAGATTTTCAGTTATTCCTATTATTTTAAAAGAATCTACCTGTTTTTTTGCAAAATTTATATTTGTTCTATCATTTTCAACAAAAAAATCTTTCCATATTAGTTCTAATCCGTACTTGTCTGGAAATGGTGAAATGTCTTTATTTTCTTGATACATTCCTAAAAAGGCTTCTGAGTTTATTGGATTGCAAACAAATCTTGTTTGTAGGTTTCTATGGGCAATAAAATTTTTATCTTCAAAAGCATAAAATTTAAAACAATCTAAAATATTATTAAAAACATAATATTCTGGTTTATTAGACAAAATATCTTTAAAAATCCATAAAAAATTACTTATAGTTCTATCAACTGGATCTCTAAATACACAAGCAACATCAACATCAAAAAAATTATCCATTGGATAAGTTCCTATATGAGCGTTTATAAACATTGTTTCGTTAATATCTAAACTAGTTTTTGACCAATCTCCAGGAAAATAAGGTAGATTGTTTTTTCTCATATATTTTGATACTGCGTAGTCCACTGAAGTACCACCAGTTTTTGGTATATGTAATAAATAAAGCTTTCTCATTTTATAAAAGCCCAACATTCATTGTAATAACTTATGTTTTTAATATTAAATTCTTTTGAAAATTTTTCAACTTCTTCATAAACAACATCAAAATCAACATCGTGACCTGAAAATATGCCACCAGATTTAATTTTTGGAAACCATGCCCTTAAGTCATCATTAACATCTTGCGGAGTAAGATAAGAATCTAAAAATACAAAGTCAAGCGTATTATCCTCAAATTTAGATGCACACTCAACAGAACTTCCAATTAAAATTTCAGCTTTTTCTGGATATTTTGATTTTGCTATATTTACTTCAGCATATATCTTTATTGAATCAATCTTACTTTTATCAAAGCTTTTAGCTGGAACATCTGGATTATACACGCCTTGCAGATAATCATCATATGGTAAATATTGATCTACCCCATATAATTTTGAAAACTTAGAACATTCTTTTAGCAAAAATGTAAAATTCTTTGCTTTACCTACGCCCACCTCTACGCCAATTGCATTTTCTGGCAGATTGCAGTTTAGCAGGTGAATTATGCTACCGCTAGATGCTTCATAAAACATTAACTATCTACTTTCTTATCTGTGGTAACGCTTTAAATGACACTTAAAAGATAATCCAAGCACTACAACCATACTTACCCAAAGGAGCAAACAGTCCATTATTCCCCCTTATCATCCATCAAATTACGCAAATCTTCTTGCATATCTCTGATGACGTCATGAATTTCTTCTACCATTATATTGGTTTGTGTAGATATTCGCAAGTCTTTACGGGCTATTTTCTTCTCTGCTTCGCCTTCTCTATTTCCTGATGAAAGTAGTAGAGATGACAATAAAATAGCTTCTAGGGAAACTATGAGGGTTAATAAGCCGTATGGAAATGGCTCTATGCCAAAACCTATCCAAACACCCCACCAAATTGCATGGAATATTATAAATAATGGATGTGCAGAAATGTCTGCAACCCAATCTGAAACATGCTCTGCTGATTTTACAAATTTTTTAAAATAATGCTTAATTTTAAGCACTCCTTGTATAACTGTATTTTTATTATAAAACAATTATACCATATATAATTAATTAATTATATTTTTATCAATTGCTTCTTGCATCATTTTTTCATTAAATAATTTCATAAATTTATTCATAACAAAAATTGTATCACTAACTGCATTTTGAGTTGCTTGAACAAGCTGGTCTTCTGTGAAACGATCATTAATTGCCCATTCTTCTAAAAGATCTCTTGCTACCATTTCTGTAATTGTTTCAAGATGTGTTAAGCCTATTGGAATTGATGTCATAATTTACTCTTTCTATAATTTTGTAAAGGATTTACATGAAACATATTTTTAAGCTTGTTTGCTCTTGCTTCTGTAATCCATTTATTAATATTAAATAAATATACTGAAACGTATATTGTTGATCCAAATATAAAGCCCCATTGCTTTGTTACAATAGCATACCATACCCAAGCACATTCTGTTACTATTCCTACCGCATATCCTCTCCAGTTCTTACGACCAGTCAAGTATATACCTATCACGCCTACTATTGATAGTGCCCATGATTGCCATTGTTGCATTTATTTTAACCTTTTACCCCATTTAGCCCAAGCTCTCTCGTGGCTATAAAATAATATTGCTTCCCAAGCTATCTCCGCTGAAGCAAGTATCGCTGATATTCTTATGCTTTTAGTTACAATAAATGCTACTGAAGTTGCAACAGTTAAATGTGCAACATACCAAGTTATTGTTTTTGCAAAACTTTTTTTATTTGTATCTGTCATAATAATATTATTATACCAAAAAGGGTGGATTAATAATAATCCACCCCCCCTAGTTGTATTATTTACTTAACTGCTGCGAACTTATACTTCTTAGCCTGAGCATTATACTTGGCAACTAATGCAAGGTACGCCTTGTTTAATGTTGCAAGATCAGCAGCGTGTGCTGCCTTTTCAAGTGTAAGAGCAGTTGTTGCTGCATTAAGTGAAGATGTTGCTGCATCTGCTGCTGTTGCTGCTGATGCCTTTGTGGTAGCGTGTGCTGCCTTTTCTGCTGCAAGTGCAGCATTTGCAGTTGCAAGCTGTGTATTAAGTGATGCAACCTGTGCATTAAGTGCAACAATTTGTGCACCAAGATCAGATACTGAGAATGTTGCAATTGCTGACTTAACTGCTGCAGGAAGTCCTGTTGCGGTTGCTGCAATTGTAGCATCTGTTGCAACTACAGTTACTGTTCCTGCTACTGCTGTAGCAAGTGTACCTGTTGCTGAACCCAATACTGTTACTGGTGTTACACCTGCTGCAGAAGTTACTGCAGAAGTTGTAAGAGTCTTTGTAATTGATGCATCAGAGAATGTTGCACCAATCAATGTTACAGAAACAGACTCAGATGCAACTGGATTTCCAAATACGTCTGTTGCTGAAACAGAAATTGTTGGAATAGTTCCTACTGCTGTTGCTGATGGCACTGCGACTGCAACGTTTGCTGCTACGCCTGCTGTACCCTTGATGTAAACGATTGTTGAATACGCACCATTTGTAATGGTAACTGATCCGACAGAAGTTGGAGTTGTGTATGCATACACTGTTGCTGCAACACCTGTTGATGTTACAGAAATTGATGATACACCTGATGCAACAGATACTGGTGCAAGAGTTGTGTTAAGTGCTGAAACAAGCTTTACGCCTGATGCAACAAACGAAACTGATGTTGCAGTATCTGCTGTAGCAGCAAGTGCTACTGTATTTGATGAATCAATTACATTTGATACTGGTACTGCCACCGTTACTGGTGCTGCAGATGTTGTTGTGTTTGTAGCCCCAGCCACGGTTACCGCAAGCGGTGCCGCATGTGCTGAAGTCGAGATGCCTGCAATAGCTAGAGCTGCAGCGGTAGCCAAGGCAATCTTCTTAGTTGTCTTCATATATTTCCCATCTAGTTAGAATCCCTGTACAGGATTATCGTGCCAATTAGCACGAATACTTAATACTATCATAGTAGTTCATTTTAATCAAGCCTTTTTTGTTGGCTTTGATTGTTTTTGTTGTCTTACAATCTGATATGGACCAGAAGTATAAATATCATTGTTAGCAGCAATCTCTAATGCTTTTTCTACAGAAGCACCAGCGTACAACGCACCAATAGCGAATTTTGAACCATTACCCACACCGTATATGCCGTCGCTATTCAACAATACACTAAAATCATTACTAATATCAAAAACTTCACCATCAAATGCAAACAAAAAACTGAATCCAGAATCTTTATCGTTTGGATCTGGTTTGTATCCATTTTCTTCTAAACACTCACGCATAGATGGAACAAACTTTACAATCATAAACTTATAAAGGTTTTCTCTTTCTTTTGCTGCAGGAACTGGTGGAATAAACATGTTTTGAATAATATCGCATGGGGTTGAATCTCCACTGCCAGCAATTAACCAGCCATTTACTTTGGAAATTTTTTCCATTTTTGGATGCATGTTTGGACGATCATTGTCTGTAACCTGCGAGTCTGCACCCATAGTTACATTGCCATTTTTTACAACTGCAACAATTGTTGTCACTTTTCAAGCTCCTTTAATATTGCTTCGGCTGTTCTTGATTTGATTGTTTGTTTTACTTCACCTTTTTGCATTACAAAAACTTGAGGTATGCTTTGAATACCATAATATTTTACCGCATTTGGTTCTATTTTGTCAACATCAAGCATATAGTAGTTAGTTTCAGGATCCATTACTGCTGCACGACCATATTGTGGCTTCAAAGCCTTACAAGGTCCACACCATTCTGCAGTAAAATAAACTACACAATTATCTTCTTCTTTAAATTCGCTAATATCATTAGTAATTTTAAGCAATTAATTCTTCCCCCGTAATAGTTTTTCCAGTGTATAAACGTTTAATTATGTATTCTCTTACAAATTCGGGTCCGCTCTGTCTTCCCGCCAGAATAATAACCCATCTGGGTTCATGCTTTAGATCTATACAAATTTGACACATAAAAAGTTGAACACCTTTTAGTATATTTGATTTTTGAGGATGCAATTCATTTTTTTGCTTACCACAAGAATAACAAACCATTAATTATTTTCTCCTGTTTCATAACCGATTCCTATTTCATCAACAATGATAAATTCATCATTTGGTATTTCAACTTTATATTCAATTCCATCTTCATAGTATTGAATTAAAGACGCCCAAGCACCATGCGAAATTACAGTTCCGTATACCCCATCATCTGGAACATAAACGTAAGTAATTGTTTCTTCATGCATTTCTTCTTCTGGATCTTGCTTGCTCATCAGTGTATTTCATCCCTTCTATTTCACATGGTGTTTCATAAGATTGAATTAAATTTCTAACAAGTAGCAAATATTCCATTATTTGCATTCTTTGAGATTCATTATATTCCATAATGTTGCTCTCATACACTGTTAAAGCAAGATAGTTAGGTCTTGCTCTAATATCTAGGATAAGATTTTTTACGGGAGGTTTTAATCCCCGTATTTTCTTAGCCATTTCAACCGTGTACTGTATTTTTTCCATGAAGCTTTTTTAATTTCTTCCAAATTTCTGGTTCTTTATGAGAGTTATGTTGTTTATCTGGTCTTCCAAGATCCATGTAAACACCACCCCATACTCCCTTTTCTTTGTTTTCTATGCCCTCTGCATGACAAATTTTAATTACTGGACAATGTATACAAACTTGATCTGTTTGTTTTGCAACTTCTTTATCATTTTCATAATCATCATAAAACCAATTAATTGACATATTTTTACATGCAGCAAGATGATACCATTTTAAATCTTGTTCATCAAGTCCTATTTGATTAAGTAAGTTTGGCATATTTATCGCTTAACTCCCAGCAACCATTTGAATTTACTGGATATGTGTTTGCAAAACCCCATTTATTATTTTTAAAAACACCGTTTTTATCTGTATAAGCAGCAGAGTGTGGAGAAAACTTTACAATTGTCCAACCATTCCAATAAAAACCCTTAGATTTATTTTTTTCTACAAAATTGTGTGCTTGATCGTAAGATAATGTAATTTTAGGCATTTGTTTGTTCCATTCCAAAAAGTTGTCTCCAGTTAATAAAGTGAAGCTTTTCTCCACTTTCATCTTCAATTTCTGTTGCATGATTAGGAGAATAAATAACTATGTCTCCAGCATTAAGAGGAATTGTGTGTAAATCACCATTGCTATGATAGTCACCTGGTCCAGTTGCTACCACTGTGCCACGCTTTAATGATGAATCAATTACTGTAGCAGCAATAACAAGACCAGATTTAGTAGTCTTATCTTTTTCTTCTTCTGCTTTAATTAAAATTAAACTGCCTAGCGGTTTAATGTTTGTCATTTATTTCCTTTGTTAGTAGTAATATTATATTGTATCATTGTAATAAGCTTGTGTCAAGCTTATTTTATGTGCCTATAAGGCACTCCAAAAGATCTTAAAAGGTCTAAACACGAGCTATTTCTTACTGATTCTCCAAAAACTAATGCAAAATCTGGTAAAGACTCTATCATTGTTACATCTGAAAAAGAAGATTTATCTCTAACTATTTCTTCTTTAATCTTATATCCATTTTGACGAATTAGTTTTTCTACTTTACCAATATATTCTGTTACCATATTTTCAGCACCTCTTTGACCTTTATGAACAAATAAGTATTCTTTATCTTCAGGATAAAAATGCTTTCGATCATCAATTAAAACAGTAATTTGTCTCATAAATTCGTTGTAATCTTCATAGTCTTTTGATCCAAAAACTAATACCTTCATTTTTTCCTTTCTATAAAACCCAGCGAAAAACCGAGTCTTGGAGTAACAGGTATAACTTCATGCGTCATACCGCCTGGGCAATAAACAACATCATTTCTTTCTAAAATTTTTTTAAAAACTACATTTCCATCATCATCAGAAATTATCCATTCAGATTTGCCATGAGCTTGCCAAAACAAAACTTCTTCTGAATCTTTATGTTCACCGCCAAAATTGCCTTCTTCTGTTGTTAAACTTGCATATAACATGCATTCTGCAATCTCAAATGGGTCAAAATAAGTATATATGTGATCCATTATTTCTTTAAGACGTGGAAGCCTATCAACATGCCACAGCCTAAAAGCAAATCCAGAGTAAACCTTTTTACCATGTGGTTTTTTATTTTTAACATCTTCATTAAGCATTACAAATATATCGTTCCAATTTATTTCTGGCTCTTCTATTTTAAAATAAGTGGGAATTTTATTTTCTACAGCATCATGAAATTCTTCGCTATCTAAAAGAACGTGAAAATTCATTGATTACCTTTCTAAAAACACATAAGAACGGTTTCCCGTCCTTATGCGAATATATACGTATATATTTAATTACTTAACTGGTGCAAATGCTCCGCCCCAAATGGACTTCTTCATTGGCTTTTCAGTTCCTGCTTTTGCTTCTGCAGCCTCTTCATCTTTTGTTTCTCTTGCTTCATCAGCAGGAGTTTCCTTAGACTCTGAATCTACTGCTTTGCCCATGCAATCGCATAAGTCCATTGACTTTCCGCAATCTGCACATGTTGATGATTTTGTAAGTTCATCAGCATCTTTTGGCTCATCAGCTTTTTCAACTGGTAATGATTGACCACATTCCTTACACTTTCCTGCAGATGCTTTCACAACTACATTTTCTGGTGTATTAACTTCATCTGTCTTAGATGGAGCAATTGCAGATGTTGCACTTGATGGAATTGTTTCCTGATTTGGAACTATTCCTGGATTATTTGGTGCATCTGAAACTGATACATCGCCTGTTGGACGTGTTGTCTGATTGATAAGGTCACCAGTATTTGGTGTTGGGAATGACTTTGTTACTGCAATGTCACCCTTTGGATCTGGTTCTGTTGTATTTTCCATTGTATTACCTCCTGTTCTCACGTAGTTTTCAACGCTACGTTCGTCACGTTCTTCATTTATTGAAGATGAAGTTCCAATAGCTTTAATAAAAGCTTCTTTAACTTCTTCTAAAAATTTTTCAGTATTCATTATGCGTGTGATCCTGGTTCTGTTGTTGCAATTGGCCCACCTGCATACTGAGGTGTTGTCATTGAAACGTCTTTACCTGTAAATGGTCCAGCAGCAGTTGCCTTTCCTGGATTATTAACGCCTAAGTTTGTTACTGGTGCAGAATTTATTCCTGCTTGAGGTCCTGCTTGTTCTGTTACTGCAGGGGATGATGCTGGCTGTTCTACGCCTGCTCCTGCTACTTGCTGATTGTTATCCATATTTTAATCACCACCTTGTACGTTCATTATACCTTATTATAAATCAGGGTCATTATCAAGCAAATAATCTATACCTAGCTCCATAAGCATTTCTTTTGCTTTTTCGCTTACCTTAAACATAGCCTGTAGATTTTCATCATATTCTACGTCAACCAGGCCTTGTTCAAACAATCCTAACATGGTATTGTCTACATCTGCCATAATTTCTTTATAAAGATCTGGCATTATTTCTTGTAAAACTGGCATATTAAATTTAAACATACGCTCACCATATTCATCCATGCCATCCCATTCTGCTGCACCTTGAGAAACTAGGTATTCTATAACCATTTCTGTTTCTTCTTCCATGCCCTCTTCAAAAAAATCGCCAAAATCTGGTCTCTCCATACGTTAATTATACTCTACTTCAACGCTAATGTCAGATTTAAAGTAGGGACTGAATTAATATATTGGTTTGTAGATACAGATGCTGTTTGTTGAATTAAAGAGTAAATTTGAGAATATGATAGTAAAGGTTTTGCTTGATGAATTGCTATCCACCCCGCTCCAAAAACTTGAGTTGCAGCTGAAGTACCATTACTTGAGCCAATTTGACCCAGGGCATCAAAACTCATAGAATTAGAATAATTACTGTAAAGCTGATGAATACCATTTACAGATGCACCAATAGAAATAATACCAGTATTGCATGCTGGAAAATCAATATGAAGGCGATCATAATTATTTCCTGCTGCTGCAATTACTGGAATATTTACAGATTTAAGTTGCACAACAGCATTTGTTAGCGGTACAGAATTTGGACAAGTTGATGAAGTAATTGCTCTTCCGTAACTCATAGTAACTGCACCAATATTATATACTTCTCTGTTAGCATATACCCAATTCAAAATATTAACAATGTCTGTATCTAGTGGGGCAATAACTGCTTTATTAATAGAAAAAGCACGAATAAATATAAATTTAGTGTTTGGATTTGTTGCAATTGAATCAAGCATCATTTCTGTTCCATGAATTGCAGTTCCAGTTGACAATTGTTTTGTATTTAATTGTGCTGAACCCGCACCATCCATTGATAGTTTTCCATTTGGACAAGTTGCTTCAAGCCAATTAACACATTTTTCATAAATTACTTTGTCTTTAAATGATGCAACTAGCGGGTCATAACCAGTGTCAATAATTGCAATATTTGAACCTGTTGACACTGCATGTGCTGGTATTGAACCAGATGCAGATAATATTAAATAAATAACAATTAAAATAATACCAAAAGTAGTTAATATTCTTTTCATTTTTTTCCTTTGTTAGTGGTTATATTACATTCTATCATTTAATGCTGACATATGTCAATGGTAGCCCTACAGGGAATTGAACCCTGTTCTGCAAGATGAAAGCCTGCAATCCTAACCAATAGACGATAGGGCCTTAGTGCCTCCAGTTGGGCTCGAACCAACGACCCGCAGATTAAAAGTCTGCTGCTCTACCATCTGAGCTATAGAAGCATGAACAGTTTTAGTCTTGTTCAGGACTATTGTTAAGCAGAAAGTATTTTACTTAAAGCATTAATTGTTGCTGCAATTCTTCCGATATCACGCAACTGCTCTACTGTATATCCCTCTTGCTTTAGTGTTTCATAATGCGCCTTAACGCAAAAGTGACACTTACCAATAATTGATGAAGCTAATGAATATGCTTCAAACTTGGCTTTTGTTGTACCGCCGTGTGATGCAATAGCATTCATTCTCAACTGTGCTGGTAAACCAGACAAAGCAGAGTCATCCGCCATTTCAACGTAAGGATACCATACATTGTTTTGAGCCATCAAGGCACCAGCCGTTAAAGCAGCATTTTTTTCTACTTCATCAGTTGCACCTGAAGCAATAAATGCTAAAAGTTTTCCATTTCCTGTTGCAAAAGCAGCAGCAATAGCTAAGTAAGTAACTTGCTCTGGGTCAATCGTAGAACGATTAACAACAGCATCTAAGTTTAACTTAATATCTTTTGCGTATTCTGGCAAAGAATCTTTTAGTTGATCAACCCAAGACATTAAAGAGTTTCCCCTCCAAGTGGGCGGTTACAGGCACAAAGTTCTCCAGTTTGAAGTGCATCTAAAACACGAAGTGCTTCATCAGCATTACGGCCAACATCTAAATTGTTTACTGTGATGTGTTGGATCACGTTATCTGGATCAACAATAAATGTTGCACGTAATGTAACTCCCTGTGAAGTAATAATTCCTAGATCTGATGAAAGCTCTCGGGCTGAATCAGCAAATGACCATGAATTTGTTTTTGCAAGATCACCATGGTTATTACGCCATGCAATTTTACAAAATTCATTGTCAACTGAGCCAGTCATGAGAACGGCATCACGATCATTAAAATCATTAACTAACTTATCATATGCAACAATTTCTGTTGGACATACAAATGTAAAATCCTTTGGATAAAATGCAATAATCTTCCACTTTCCAGCAAAAGAATCTTGATTTAAGTTCTCAAAGGAAGAGTCATCATAAGCTAATGCCCCTGGCTTTACACCAACAACATTAAAATTACCGAGCTTGTCTCCTACAGTTTTCATATTTCTCCTTATATAAGTGATACTTTAGTATCGTACCCCAAGACAGATTCGAACTGTCGCTGTATGGATTTTAAGTCCACTATCTCTACCGCTGGATTACTGGGGCGTGACCTCTGTAGGATTTGAACCTACGACCAACAGGGTAGAAACCTGTGACTCTATCCACTGAGCTAAGAGGCCAAATAAACAGGCCCTAATCTTAGGGCCTGTTATTAACTATGATGTTATTATACTACTACTTAAGAGTTGATGTCAATTGCCATTGCCAAAATTTATGTTGTTCAATTCTTCCAGCAATAAAATTACAAATTCCTTGTTCATCTAACTCATTTGATATATCGTAAGTTCTTCTTAACATTGCAAGAACCACTGTGTTTGTTTGAACTAATTCCTGAAGCATAGTTTTTGCATCAAGATTTTCTGAATCATTAATTTCTAAAGCACTGCCTTCAAGCCATGACTTTAAACCAAAAGGTGCTTTTGCACCAAGTTTGCGAATATTCTCTGCAATTGGATCAATAGACTCATATACATCTGAATAAATTTTTAATAAAAACTTATGATATTGTGGAAAATTTGAACCTTCAACATTCCAATGATACCCATGAGATTGAACATACATTTTCACAACCATTGATTTTAAAGTTTTTAAAGCATCAATTAAATCTTTTTCTTCCATTATAAATTCCTTATCAATTTCTCATCTGGTGTATTTGGATCATTTTCTACATATAAAGCTTTTATTGTTTTTTTATCTTCAACTGTTTGGCTCCATTCTGCAAAACCAATTATAAAAATAATTGAAGGAACAATCAAATCAACTGCTGAAGAAGGTAAATATTTATGAAGCCATATTATTATAGCAGAAATATAACCTGTAAGTCTAGCTGGGTATTTTTTAGTATACGTAAACAACTTTTTTAACATATAACTAATTATACATTATTTTGAGCTTTTTGCCTTATGCCCTCTAAAACCTGTCTTTTTTGGGTTCATAGAACCAGGCTTTTTTTGACCTGGAGCAACTGCTGCTTGACGTTGTTTTAAGCCTGCTAAAATTTTATCGTGATGTTTTCCCATTACTTTTCTCTATTTCCTTCCCACTCTGTTTCTTTAAGCAAATTCATTGATGGATAATCATATCTTGCTGTATTTTTTGTTGTTAACATGTTGAACATTCCAAACCTTGTCCCACCCTCCACTGTTAATACTGCATGATCAAAATCTGGATCGTTTGCTTTAAAAAACATTGCGTCACCCATTTTTGGAATATATGTGTAATCTATGTTTGGAAAGCTTAATCCCCCACCTGAAAAATTATCATTAAGATATATTAAACAAGTATAATCATAATACTCTTCAACTTCATTAAAATAGCCATCTGTATGTAAAAACATAGAATAGCCTGGAAGATATTTCATAGTAGCAGTTTCCGCTAAATAAAGATCTTCTTTAAAAAGGTCCCTTGCTTTATCAACAAAGCGTAAAGAAATATTTTTATAATTTTCATCCATTTCTGAGTTCCAAAGTTGATATTTTAATTTTTTAGGTCCAGTAAAGGCTTTATCTATATTTTTTTCTAAAAATTCAATTTGAAGACTACATTCTTCTTCTGATAAAAAGTTTTCTATTACTATTGGTTTCATGAATTGCTTCTTCCTTTTCTGTCTGATTTATTGCCATATCCTACCGATGTCTTACCATCATTTTGCGGTGGAGTGTTATATGTTGAATTATATCTCATATCTTGCATTTGTGAACCCATAACTGGTGCAAAAGAACCATTCCAAAAACTTAAAGAACCTATCCCTTCTTGTTCGTCTTGTTTTGCTTGATCACCTTTAACTACTGGCTCATTTATTGATATTGCTTTCATAGCTTCTTCTGCATGTTCTTTAGTTGTATAACAACCAATTACTTGTCCTGTTCCCGCTTTTGTAATTGCATAACCACCTAAGCAGTCTGGAACATTGTATTCTAATTTAAATCCTACGCCACCAGAAATTCTTCCAGCACCTGCGGATTCTTTTTCAATTTTATTTTCTTTATTTACAATAGCACGAGACCATGCATATCCTGCATCTCCGCCCCATGCATACCACATTACTTTACCGTGTGATGGCTTATCCCAATCTTTTCCTTTTTTATCAACTTCGTGACGAGAAAAGAAAGAGTACATTCTTTTAACTGTATCAAGTGACATTGATCTTCCAGCAATGATATCGCTTGCACGTCCCCAACCAACAGGTGTGCCTGCTCCATTTGCTTTACCTTCTTCTTTCCATTTTAAAGCTTTACGAGCTGCTGCTTTCATTCCTGCATTTGGTTGATATCCATCAGCTTTTTTTACGGGAATACAATTAGGAACTGTCTTACCATCTTTTTCTTTAGTCCCAGCATATTCGTAACCGTCCCAACATGGGCCTTGACCTTTATCAATACAATATGCACACTTTTCTGTATCTGAAACATAATGGTGATCATTACCTAAATCATCGCATCCACAAGTCATACATTTGGTCGTTGTCATGCTTATATTATACCACTTTAGATATTATTTCCATTGAATCAAACCCTTTAAACTCATATTCTTTTTGAGGAGTTGTCCATAAAATAATTGAATCTCTATCGCCTTTTTCAACAGTTTTCCCGCCATGCCATTTACCTGCTGGGAATAAGATAAAATCGCCCTTTTTAGGCTTATATATAAGCCCACCCATTTCATCTTCATATAAAGGCCAATCTTCTTTAGTTTCAAATTTATCTAAAAACACTATTTCGCCACCAGCATAATTATCATTTAAATAAAGAACTCCGCTATAGTTTAATTCACAAAAATAATGATGAATATCTTGATGAAGCCTTAACTTTATGTCTTTTCTTAATCTTGCAATTGAAAAACCATAAAAATAAGATTTATCGTCGTCAAAGTTTTCTTTTATTTTTTGAATAAATATGCTTTTATATTTGTTCAAAATAGATTCAATATCTTTAAATAAATAAGGTGCCTTTTGATCTGGCGATAATGCTCTATATGCTGCACCTTTTTTAAAAGATATACCTAGCCTTCTTTTAAATTTTTCTTTATTATGCATGTTTTTATTTATATAATCAATTAAAAAATTACAATCTTCTTCTGATACAAGATTGTTGTATATAATAACATCTTTCATTTTGAGCCCCGTTTCAGGATTGAACTGAAGACCTTCCGCTTACAAGGCGGATGCTCTACCACTGAGCTAACAAGGCCTAGGACTATACACGGATTCCAGCACTAATGGCTGCCCTGTCTCACCACAACTCTTACATCGGGTGTACATCATATGTAACTATAACATCCCAAGGTGTGCCGTGTATAGCCTATTTATATTATACCTTACTTGATCTTTATTTGCTTTGGCTTAGCTTCTTCTGGAATTTCCCGTTCAATTTTAACAGTTAGCATTCCATTATCAAGTGAAGCAGATTTAACATTCATATACTCACCAAGAGTAAAGGTTTGTGTAAAATTACGACCAGCAATTCCTTTATGAAGGTAATCTGCTTTGTCTTCATTTTTACGTTCGCTCTTAATAACTAACGTATCTTTATCTACTGTTATATCAATATCTTCACGATCATATCCTGCAACTGCAAGTTCAACAACGTAGTTGTCCTCATCAATTTTCTTTACATTATATGGAGGGAAGGTAGAAGTTGTTACCTTGTTAGTATTCCATCTTGCAAATTGATCATGAAATCCTAAAAAAAATGGATCATTAAACCATGCTTCAATTGTTGCAAATGGATTATATTGTGTTGGTGTTGTTGCTTTCTTTTGTTTATTCATATGGACTTCATATTCGTCCCACCCATAGGGTTTTAGATGTGTCATTTTACTTAGCTCCTTTTCAGCAAGTTAGTTGTATTCAGGACCCATAAGGCATCCTGTTGTATTATTATATCATAATTTTAAATTTTATTTAGAATCTATAAATATAGGGCCAACGTGAATTTTTCCTGTGTCTGGATTTCTCCACTCCATATTGCAATCATAAGCAAAGTTGGCATACAAATATCTTTTTCCACTAATTACTGGATTGACACCATGTGCATATGGTGGCAAAGCACTATGTATTATTAAATCCCCTGGGTTTGGCTTTATTATTAAGTCAAGGTCTGGATAATATAATTCTCCACCCTCCCAGCTTCCAAAATAAAGTAAAATTCCCCATTCAACGTGACAACATGTTTCAAAATCATTATAATACTCATCAGATAAATCTGGATCGCCACGATCAATATGTACATCCATGCCTTGACCTACTGGGGTTCTTGTAAATATTTTTACTGGTGGAACCATGTATTCTGGAGCAATAATTTTGTTAATTTTATTTCCCAATTCATAAATTTCTTTATGATTTTGACTTAATTTTCCATTCCAAAATGGGTTAGGGTTGCTATCATGCATGCCCCATTCTTCTTCAGTAATGCTATCTGCAATATTAAAATAAAATTCTGTTTCTTCTTTGCTTAAAAAATTTTCCCAAATAAGTATTCCTTCTCTTATTTTTTTAAAATTTTTATTTTCAGTAAACATTAATGTTTCCCCCTATTTACTATAAAAGTATACCATATTTGTGGAGCAGGTCAGACTTGAACTGACGATTACCGAATTATGAGTTCGGGGCTTTGACCAACTAAGCTACTGCTCCGTAGGGGTACTTGGATTTGAACCAAGACTCGTTTGCGTATAAGACAAATGCTTTAACCAGATTAAGCTATACCCCCAAACTTTAGTTTGAGGATCCTATAAGTTTATTCTGAATAATTTTTTCTCTTTCATCAATTACTTCATATGCAAATTTTTCAAGAGCTTTTTCATGCTTAGCATAATGATGCCCACAAAACATTAATTCTCCACTAAAACCTTTAACAAGAACCAACGCTTGTGAGCCACACGAATCGCAGCGATCTATAACCTTAAGAACGTATTCTTTTTCTATTACATCTGCTGTTTTTTCTATCATTGTATTCACAATTAAACTCTTTCTAGTAGTTAGTTAATAATTTGCTGGGGTGGTAGGGATCGAACCTACGACATTCCGATTAACAGTCGAACGCTCTGCCAGCTGAGCTACACCCCATCATTTGATTATTCTACAATGCCAAATGGGTTTTTGTCAATCATTTTCAAAAGATCTTCTGGACCTTCAATCATTCTTTTTTGTGCTTCAAATTTTCCAAATTCAAGAATTTCCTGAGTTATACTAAACATTAAATCAACCATACCTTGTGCATAGTTTTTTGAATGCCTATCAACTGCTGCTGCTTCTTTTTTCATTTGAATACTTGCTTGTGTAAAATAATCACAAAGCTGTGTTAGTGATACATAAATGTCTGCATCATCTTCAATTGTTTTAAGTGTTCCGTTTGCTATCATGTGTGTAGTCTATCAGAGTATTCTCATGCTGTCAATAGCAAACTCTGCATCATCTGGATCTTCATCTATTCCCATAAATTCCCGCAAATTATCTGGCATTTGTGGTTTATCTGGAAGCTTAATTGTTTTATTAGACTGAAGTCTAACATCTGATTCTTGACGCAATTTTTCTATTTCTGTTTGAAAAACAGTGCCATATGTATACAACTCAACTTCTTTATTTAAATCTCTAGGGGTTAGAGCAGTAGCATTATATATTGCTCCGCAAACAGCGTCAGATAGGTCTTTAGAGCCTTTTCTAGGGTGGTCTACCTTATCCTTCATGATTCTAAGCTGAAGAAGCTCATCAATAAGCAATTGAATGTTTGGGCCGTAAACTCTTTCTTCTGTTATACATAAGGACATATCCTCGTAATGCTTTTTAGCAACAGAAAGTAACTCAGTATTTATACCATATGCTTTTAATTGCATCATTAAATCATGAGAGTTCCACCTATCAAATGTTACCATTTTAAGATTAAATCCACGTTCTTTAAGGCTAATTATATAGTCTTTAACTTCTTCAAAGTTTACAGATTTTTCTTTTGTTGGAGTCCAATATCTTACTGCATCTACAATAATTTTTGGTGCTGCTTCTTTATAATTATCACCAATTTTCATAGTTACCCAGCCATCTACATGAGATAACGCTACTGCACAATGGTCATGTTTTTGTGCTAAATCTACATGTATAAAATATTGAGTGTCTTCTCTAGGCTTAAAATAGTCATCAAATCTTCCATCTTTATCTACACCCAGTCTTGGGTTTGAAAATGCTTTTTCAATTAATGGCCTTGATCTAAAAAAGGCATCTACTGCATCAGGTGGCATGCAGGCAAAACGAGATAAGGCATCAACTGGATCTGTATAAAAATCAATAGTAAAATCTTCAATTTTTCTTGTTGGATTAATATCCCATGTTGGTCTTCTAAGTGCATAGACTCTGGGAACCTTATAAGATACTATATGATCTTCTTCCCATTCAAGCTCAAATTCATTCCCCGCCGTTCCATCTGGAAGATCTGGATCTACCTTAAAAGAATGATGTCTAATAACTACTTCTTTTTCAGCTACAACTTCTTCATATCTTTGTTGAATATAATCCATTTTAAAGCGTGGGAAAGAAAGCAAAACAAGTTTTCCAAAATCTGGAAAACGAGAATTTACAGATGCACGATACATCTTGTAAATAGCAGAAGCAGTTTTTGCTTGTTCATTACCGCTTGTTGATTCAAGATCAAAACCAGATATCTCATCAAGAATAACAACTAAAACGTTATATCCTTCCCAAGATTCTCTTTGAGAGTGACCTGAGTGAACTGTTATTTCATGATCAAATTCAATACTATTTGCTTTTGA